GCCCACGAGGAAGCTTGTGACGAATTATCAGGGGGGTCACTTTTGGACGCCGATCACCCCAAGATAGGGGTCAATCTTCCATGCCGATCCACATCGTGGTGCCCGACACATCGGCAAGGGCCATGCCGCCTTCCCAGAGCGACACAGCGCCTTGTACGGTCGCGGTCGCATCGGCTAGGCCAGACTGCCCCGCAATCCATGCCTCACGCGCGCCGATGATCTGCGCCGTATAGCCGCCGGTCGAGCGGGTTTCTTCGGGTTCGGCTTTCTTGCGCCGGAACAGGTTAAACATGGGCAAGCCCCGCTTTCTTGAATTTCCGCAGCAGGTCAGCCGCGCCAGAATTGTGAATTGCCCGCGCCATGTAATCGGGATGCCGCGACCAGCTTTCCGACAGGTCGCCAATCGTCACGGAATAGCGCGACGTTCCGCCCGGCGCGTCATCGGTTGCGGCCATGTAATCGGCCAATCTCTCATAGGCTTTCAGCACCGTCGCGCTAGGGGTTGCCCCGCCAATCGTGGCCCGCACCTTGGATTTCTCGCGCAAGGTCACGGCCCCAAAGTCATCGGGCGTTGCCGCTTCACCGTTCACCAGATCGACCGTGAAAGGCTCATAGGGCGGTTGCCATTGAATTTCGCATGGTGGATTGACCACGAATTCCATGACCGTTTCCGACCAGCGGAAATTGCAGAACGCTTCCAACCGATCCCAGATCACCGGATCATCGTTCGGCGCATCAGGATAGGTCGTGCTGATTTCGGTTTCGCTTTCAATAAATAGAGAAGTCATTAGCGCCACCTTTGGCTAGAATGCTTTTTCACGATAACGCCACCATCGCTCAACTGCCAATTGCGCTCCTCGACCTCAGTTTCCGAATAGGCCGGGCGCGTGACCATCGACAATTCGTAAAGCAACGCCGCAAAGATCGTGCGGATTAGTGCATTCCCCTCGGCGGGGTTTTCTTCCTCGACACGTTCCGCATTCGGCACCGTGCGTTGTGGCGGCAAACGGAACCCCGGCGACAGGCCCCTAATCAGGCCAGCCGCATAGGCTGCAAAGAAATCCTGCACATATGGCGCGGCTTGCAATTCGTCTGTGATCGTGGCCTGAAAAGTCAGGGCTTCATCGCTATCGGCAAGCGTCAGTGTGCCAGCCCCGCGCGATGCCAAAGGGCGGTCATACGAATGGCCAATAAGTAAATGAATGTCCTCATCTTCCCTTTCCACTCGATAACCAAATGCACGACTCGCGATGACCTCTTTGCGTGGCCTGCCACCATTGCGGCCACCGTCAGAAAGAACGGCCCGGCGATTGTACGGGAACGAGCCGGAAAGGCGGCGGGCACCAGATCGTGATGCCCGCTCTTCCAAGACCAGTTCACCGGGGGCGAACGTGGTCAGCATTACCGAACGCCCGTCAGAACCTTGGACTGCACACCACGGGCCACGGTCACGTCAGCCGTGGTCAATGCCGTCAGACGCAGCCCGCCGGATTGCGCGTCCGAGTACGGGTCGCGAATCAGGTCACAAGCGCCAAACATCCCCACGAAGAACGGAGCAACGCCGCCCGCAGTGGTCGTCAGCAGCGCCGTGCACACAAGCGGATCACCCGCAGGTGCCGCCAGAGCGTTGGACGTGAGTACGATATTCGGCAGAGGGATGTTGCGCGTCAGGCGGTCCCATTCGGAAACTGCCGTGCTATCCAGAATAACGTCATCCATCGTGTCATAGACTTCGGGGCGGATCATCAGGCGCACATCGCCGGGCGCGTTCGCGGCGTTCTCCACCATGAATTCAATAACCGCCTTGCGGAATTCACGCCAAGCCTTGCCGTCAGCATCGAAGGCGCTGCCGTCAAATTCAACTTCGCCAATGCCATAAGTCGTCATCCCAGCAATTACGCCAAGCGGTTGACCGGTTGCACCGGTGCCAAGGAAAATCGCCTTGTCCAGTTCCGCCGCCATGGTCGAATTCATGTCGCGCCGGATTGCTTGTTCCAGTGCGTCACTCGACTGTTTCAGAGCCTTGCGGCTGATCCGCATGTGAATGCCAAGTGTGTTGTCAGGCGACAGAGCCTTATCAACAGTGGTGTATTGCGTCGGCCCAGGCACGTTCGCATTCTCACCGTTTGCCCAGCCAGCGGTCACGCTGGACGTGACAACGGGCCACTCGGTCGAGCCGGTGCCAATCTGGATCATCTGGCCACCCATCCGCGCGGCAACAGAGCCGGGGAAAAGACGGTCGATGATCGGGCGCGTGGTCATCGGATCAGGCGTGCCGGTCGAAACCGTGTTGCGCACCTCAAGGGCCAAAAGCGGGACAGGAACGCCGCGATAGCCGCCAACGTTGCGCAACTCCTGCACAACCTCAGCCGTAGCACCGTCCAGCGTGCGGCCTTCATCCAGCGCCAGCACAGCTTGGCGCAGTTCAAAACGCGACACCAGATTGGCGAATTCTTGATCTTCGCGCTTTTCAAGTTCAGCGCCAGCCGACCGGCGTTCGGTATCCTCGGCAATCAATGCGGCCCTATAGCGGGTTTCATTGCGAGTGTATTCCGCATCAAGGTCAGACATGGAGCGGGTTTCGGTTTCGTCGGGGGTATCCTTCCCCACCAGTACGGCAAGTTTCTCGCGGATTTCGCTTTGCCGCTTTTGGATCTTCACAGATTCCAGCATTGATATTTCCTTATAAGGTTTCGATTGTCAGTCAATTGACCTCACAATCATAACCTTTGGGAGTATCATCTCAAAATCAGGTGATTTTCACTTTCAATAGCGCATCCCATTCCTTGCGCTCTGGCGACTTTTCGGGAAAGCCACATTCAATTCGCGTCTTGCGAGAATGGCACCGCACGCAAAGCGTTTGAAGATTCGTCAATTCATAGGCCAGATCGGGCCGATCCCGCACAGATTTAATGTGATCGACCTCCAATCGGCCTTTTGCGCCACATTCGACACAGGCCCAGCCATCGCGCCGCTTTGCCTCAAGTCGCACGACTTTCCAGCGTTTAGAGCGGATCACCGCCGCGCTATGGCGGTCATACTTGATCAGGCCCATGCCACCCTCACCGGGCCACGCTCGGGCGCTGCAACGCGCCTTGCGCCCTCTGCTACTGCAAGGATGGATGCCGCCGCAGCGTCGATCCTGCCAAGGCTACGCGCCTTCGCCAGCTTGTGATTGCCTGCCGGGTCCACCAGCGTGATTGCGTCAGCCATGGCAGAGCGCAGCAACAGGCTAGGCGCGACCTTCACACGCCCGTCAAACAGCGCCCGCCGGAAACGTTCAACATCTTCGCTGCCGTCCTTCCAGCCCATGCCGCGCCAGACGAACGGCACCCGCAGGCTGGCACGCTGCATTGCCTCCATAAACTCGGCATGGCGGAAACGGTCGCCCACGATGCACGACACCGCCGCACCATCGGCGCGGCGCATGATCTCGGCCAGCCACAGCGACGGCGGCACCGTGTTCTCGCCCATGGTGAACAGCTCACCCCGGTCCTGCATCTCGATATATCGCCCTGACACGCCGTCAGATGCGCCCCTAGACGCCAGGTCGGGTTTGCACGGGAACGCGCCCCACGCTTCAAGCCTGCCCGTCTCTGGCCAATACAGCGCCGCAGCCGATTGCGACCGACTGCCCCCAAGGTCAACGCCCAAGACGCAAAGCCCCCGCCGCTCGGGCAGGTCATCCGGTGCGACCTCGGCAGACAGCCATTCATCGACCGTAACCAGCACCGACCGATCATCGGTTGAGACACGTTCATTGCGGTTCAGGTTGCGGAAACTCGACAGCGCAGAGCCGCCGCGCGCGATTGCACGGGTCGCCTGCGCCACCAGCCATTCAGGGGTCGAGCCGATGCCCTCGACCGCGCCGGGGTTGGCCTCCAACAGTGACGGCAGATCATCGGCAGGAAGGCCGAACGCGGGGCGATGCTCCTGCACATAGGTGCCGGGCGGGGGTTCATCCATCCAGCGGGAAAAGGTGTTGGCGTCATCCGGCGCACTGGTCGAGATGATCAGCGCCCGCCCGTCTCGCTTGCCCAAGCCCGACAGAATGGCATTCTCCAGCGCGTCGCCCTTGTCGCGTTCCCACGCTGCCCGCTCATCCAGAATTGCCAGTGTCGGAGCGCCGCCCAGGATCGACTTGCCATCCGCCGCGATACACCGGGCCAGACCACCACCCGCGCCCGCATATTCCAATTCAAGCCGTGATCCGCGCCGGATCGTGAACAGGTCTTGAACCTCTGGCGGCAGACCCTCGACATAACCGACCATGAAGTTAAAGGCGATCTTTGCTTGATCCCGGTTACGCGCCGCCATGATCACTTCGCGCTTGGGCTGGCCCGACAGTTCCCCCATCAATTCGCAGAGCGCCAGACCGGCAGAAAGAGCCGTCTTGCCGTTGCCGCGACCGATAGACAGAACACCGACCATCACGCCCGGATCAAGCGCGCCCCGGATAAACTGCTTCTGATAACTGGCCAGTTTCACCGGCTGGCCTGCCATCTTTCCTTCCGGAATGCTCAGGCTTTCCAGAAAGGAAATAGCCGCAGCGGCCAGCTTTTTAGGCCGACCGTTCATTTTTTCCGCAATATTTTGGGAGAGAGAGAGGAGAACCCCCCACCGCGTGGGCAGGCCCCCAAGATGTTGTGGGCATTGGGACCAGATTAGGCATATCTAGCTTTGACAATCTCAGTCGCACGCCGCACCACGACTGGCCACTTGTTCGCCGCGATGATCATGAAGAAATGGCCGGGTCGGTTGGCGTTGCCTTGGGTCTGGCCATAGTTCGCCTTGACCGCATACGGGGCTTTGACGCTGATATAGACCTTCTCGCCCGGCTTTGCCTGCTTCAATACAGCGGCATTCTCTGCACTCGGGTCTGTGTAGGTAGCTTTGGGGTCCTTATCCACCGGCTTGATACCGTCAAGGCTTATCTCAACGCTGTTGACAAGGTTGCCCGTATCAACCGGCATTGCCTTAACCAGTTCCTCAACCAATAGGCCAATGCTGACCTGCAATACTTCATCAGTCATCACTTGGGCTTTGCGCGTCCACTTGTCCATCTCACCCAATTTATAAACGGTCATCTCTTATCCTCTTGCTATAATCTTAATTGCCGTGGGTTCACCAGCGGCAGGAATAGGCATAGTGGCCAGCACGGCCATGCTCTGCCCGTCTATGCGTATGGTGTCGCCCACCTCGGGCGGGTTCTCGATAGCTGCTATTTGCACGATCAGGTCAGACGCCACGATGTTCACCCCGTCCACCATCTCGGCCCCTACACCGCGCACGGTCGCATTCACGGGCGTGTATGTGGTGACAGTCGTGGGCGGGTCCCACGGCTCAGGCCCTGGCGCTGTTGCGGTCGTGACCAGTTCGACCTCACCTTGCCCGTAGGTAGCGGCTAGGCGGTCGTGGTGGCGTTTCAATCTTTCATACATATCGGAATTCTAACCTATCTCGTGACGTTTCATCTAATCGGGCCGCCCCGTTACATATGCCCCCCCCTAAAGGGGGGGCTATTCCGTAACGGCCCAGAGATAGAGTAACGGCAGGCGTTACATGGGAGCAAAAACATATTTGTTTCAATCTCTTAGGGTTTCTTTGGTCGGCCAAAAATGTGGATAAATAGGGTGTAACGCCCCTTGAGGCGTTACAGGGGCGTTACGGGGCTTTCGTCGTCATCTTCCACAGGTTCGATCAAGCTAAGATCGGCCAGCTTTTGCAGAAGCCGCTTTACCCTTGCGCGCACCGTGCCGGGCTTGGCGCTTTCATTCTCGGGCAGGCTCTTGAACCAATCCCTAAACTCGGCGCGCGTCACGCCCTCGCCTATGAAGTCGAGCGCGGCTTGATCGGTTGCGTTCAGTTTCGGACTGAAGTCTTTCAGCACTAGCGTTGAGATTTCTTCGCCGTCAGCATCTTGCTCGCCAAGCCCGACTAGCTTCGGCTTGAATTTGATGTCATCGAAGTCGGGCGCACGCCTAACGCGACCTTTGCCGCCTTTCATGGATAGCGACACAAATTCACCGTTAGATGATACCATAGCCATGGCGTCTATGTTGCCCATCTTCGCCTGACTGCCCATCCATGTGCCGCCCTCTTTCGTCGTATGGTCGATCACAAGAAAGGCCGACTTGGGGGCGAAGTCCTTTAGAATGTCGCCCATGGTCTTGGTATATCGGTTCACAGCCGATTTCGTGTCATCGCTTGACGTTTGCGAATAAGTGTCGAGAATGAACAACGCGGGCGGAGCGCCAAAGATGTATTGAAACTCTCGGATATGGACTTGAATAAATACTCGCGCCCGATCTTCATCATCGAATTGTGGCCTTGCCGAAACGATCTTCAATGATTTGGCTTGAATGCCGTTCTCGATTTCCCAAGCTTTGCGCCGCGCGTGTATATCGTCGCCGCCCTCGGCAGAGATATACAGCACCGGCCCTTGCGATACTGACCTGCCAGCCCAGTCTCGGCCCGTGGCGACGCAACAGGCCATGTGCATGGCTAGGAACGTCTTGTGACAGTTGGGAGCGCCATAGAACCAGCCTAGGCCACCACTAGGGATTAGCTTTTTCACTACCCAAGCTGACTTGGCATATTCCTTAACTTTGCCATCGCTTGAAAAGCCCGAAAGCAAGCCATTCTTTTCATTGTCGAGCCGATATTGCTCCCATTGCACTTTATCAAAAAAGCGATCCGCGTATTCTTTGGGAACGCGGCGTTCTTCGGCCCATCTGGAGCGATATTCATACTCCCAATTATATGGATTAGCTTTCGCAGCAATGTCGTCGTAAGGAATTTCATCGTTTTGAGGTAATGGGCCAACATCACTTTGGAACCATCCAATTGGGTCAGAAAGCCCATTGGACTGACGAAAGCGCCATTTCTGAAATTGGCCCTCAATCGCCTCGTTTGCAAAGCAATTGCTTTCGTAGAGAACAGCCTGATACATGCCTTCACTTGTATGATGTATCTGGCCATCAATCAAAATATCGTCGTGATCGTTTGCGATGCCTTCATCTTTTAGCTTTTGGATAAAATCCCGCTTTGAGATTTCAGCCCGACTTGCAGTATCGTCGTGTTCCAAGTATCTTTCCTTTACCTTCTGGTTTCATTCGCAAGCCCTCCAGCTTCATTGAACAGTCATACTCAACCCCAGCCCTATCCCGGCTGGGGTTCTTTAGTTTGCCCGTTGGCCATCCAGCCATGCAGTCAGATCATCCTCGCGCCAATAACGGCGGGTCTTTATGTAGCGCGGCTCAGGGAAGCCAACGGCGGGGTCTTTCAGCCATCGCCAGATAGTCATCTGGCTGACACCGCCGCAGCGGGCCATCACTTCTTTTGCGGGTAGCAGGTTCATAGCGGTCTCCGTTTGTTTACGATGACGCCATGATAGCACCTGTTAAACTTGCCTCCAAATCGGGCACAGCCAACTTTATGCTAGATGGCAATTTGTTGCTTTTTTAACAATGCTTTATGTTTTTCGTTGTTTGAATTTAAGGCATATATCTCTGCGGAATGATCTATAAACCGAACCCATGATTGCATGACATTTCGCCGTCTTTCGATCATGTCAGAGCGTGCATAGGCACGTTCAACCTTGCTTCCCAAGGTATGCCAAAGCGCGGCCTCAGCTAGGTTGGGGTCGTACTCCGTCAGTTCCTGCGCCCACACCCTGAACGTAGATCGGTTGCCATGTGGCACAGCCGTCTCGCCTGTTTTGACGTCCACAAAGCCCCTACCGCCACGCCTACGGTCCGCATCGTGCATCACCCGCATAAGCTTGGCCAAGGTCGCATCCGACAATGCCCCGCCTTGTGGTGCCCAGAATACATAGTCGCTCCCAGCAAGGCGCGGCAGAGACTTTAGCAGCTTCACCATTTCGTCTGTCAGGGCAACACGCTTGGCGTCCCCATATACCTTTGCCGCTTTGCGGATGCTGTCCCTGAGCGTGGTGTAGGTTCTGGTTGAGGTGGTCACCGGCGATGTTCCGGTAGGGTCTGGTTGCTGACACCAACCTGGACCGGAG